ATAACACTATCGCCCAAGTCGCTGACCGTACAGGCTCCCGATATAAAGGAGGTGTTCTCATATACACAGAATAATATGGCGGCACTCATTGCCAGGTTGAACGACCAACTGGCGAACGCTGATCTTGGTAGCACCCTCTACAAGAATCTGACCGCTCAGCTTTCAGATGCCCAGATGCTGGTGAACTTGATGCAGGTAGCCATTAAGAACGGCATAGACATTGCACAATTCGACCCTCAGTCACTCTTCAATAAGATATTCGGCGAGAACCCTGGCGACTACATCCGGCCAGAGAAGTGGGAAGAGGTGCGCAAGCAGATCGAAGCTATTGTGGGAAACCCCATAACAATAGACGTGAACACTGGCCAAGTGAATGTGAACGGCAAGAGCGAGGGTGTAAAGACGACTGGCCAGAAGGACAGCATGAGTCAGCTTATCAACAATGTTCACACTATGACACGCTGCCTTCAGGACATGGGTATCGAGGTACCCGAAGGGTTCCAGAAGGTAATATCGAGCATGAACCTTGTCACCACTATCTTGCAGACAATACAATCGCTGTCTGCAACATCTGGCGCATTCGGCAAGGGTGGCGGCATCCTTGGGTTGGTTGGCGGACTGTTCAGTAGCATCTTCGGTGGATTCTTCGCCGACGGCGGAATAGTACCCCATGCAGCCAACGGTATGATAGTGCCAGGCAACGACCACGCAGACAGAACCTTAATTGCCGCATCGAGTGGCGAGCTCATCATGTCGTTGGCTCAGCAGAACAACCTGGCAGCAGGTATTGGCCAGATGATGTCAGCCGGACAGATGCAGCGCACAGAAGCAACTATCGAAAGCGATCAGATACGCCTTGTTCTGGCCAACGGAGCTCAGGCAAAAGGCATGACAATCGGAGAATACTTAGGCATCGGATAATATGGCATACGGAATACACTGGCAGATTAACTTCGTGGCCCTGCATACGAATGACAGCTACAGGGTGGAGATTCTCGAAGACAACTATAACGACGAGATAGTTCACCTTCGTGGGGCATCGAACCCATTCGAGACGATTGAGGATAACAACGAGGACAGCTTCACCCCCATTCGCAAGCAGACAGGAAGCCTCCGCATCGCCGACACCGGCAAGGATATGGACGGCAATCCCTTCGACTATACAGACATGTTACCGGACAACACCTTCGGCCTGATGGTAAGGCTGTGGAAGGAAGGCACGACAGATACCCTCCGTTGGATTGGCTACATACGCCCTGACTCCCTGACAAGCAAGATGTTCGAGAAGGTAAGCATCCGAGAGTTTAAGCTGATCTGCCCATTGGGTACTCTGTACGAAGTTCCCGTTGAATTCAGCAACAATCAGAACAACTTCGGTACCGTAGCCACCATTGGACAGATACTGCACAAGGCATTGAACAGCGCAGGTATAGCTTGGGACTATGTCTACAAGCAGAACAACGTCTACAAGCGCAACGATCTGTTGACAAAGGTATCGCTCTTGAACTTCATCGGCAACAACAATCCTACACACTCCAACCCAGCAGCAGGCAATATTGATGCCTTCAACGCCACTTGGCGCGACGAGTCTATCTCATGGGGTAGCATCCTTGAAGAGGTGTGCAAGTTCTGGGGATGGTCGTTGTACAGCCGAGGGATGAACCTGTACATCGTTGCTCGCAATCAACGCGACCCCTTCACCAAGTTCCCATTCGCCAACCTGAACAATACGACCAATAGTGAGATGCAGGATGAGACTCCGGTCAGCATCAACTTCGAGGACCTAAGCTACGCCAGCACTAACCACACGGAATGCAGACGGCTTGGCTATAAGAACGTCACTATCGAATCGAACGTGAACGACAAGGAAGTAGTGCTTGATCCTGACTACGAACACGCCGAGATGTCTTATTGGCCAGTTGCCGCCAACCCCGATCAGATAATACACATCAGCAACGAGTATCTCTATGCTCTTCGCAGATTAGGCCAACAAGACGGACAGCAGAACACAAGTCAGCAGTTCTTTGACAATTACCAAGTCTATGAGAATAGGGTGATTGCCACCTCCTCCCTGATAGCTAACTTTGTCATCTGCCGCTATGACGGATGGGACAACAAAGCATTCCGTACGGCTACCGAGTTCAACTTCAAGAAGGGCATCTGCAACTATATGGCAGTAGTGCCAACCGCATACGATGCACCATTAACATTCTTTGCCAAGACCTTAGAGGATGTGTGCATACCGTTGAACTCAGTTATCTGTATCAATGCCTCAGCATCTATATCATACAACCCCGACCCTGATTGGCCAAGCGCCGGAGAGAATGACACATTATTCGAAGATGCTAATACAGCACCGCCAGCAACGCGAGCACAGAGGTCTGACGAATCATATTATTTTAAGCCTGACTTGGAGAATAGAATGGTATTGGCCGCATTGAAGATAGGCGACCTATGGTGGGACTATGAGAATGGCGTATGGAGCAGTACATTCAAGAAGTTCCCTCTGACATTCCGCGAGGACGGCTCAATCGTTGACCCGCAGAACACATTCGCCGGTGCAGGCTTCAACCCTCAGGGTATATTGTTCGACAATCACCAAGGCTCTAAAGGCTTCTGCATCTATGTAACGAACGGCACTAACGCCGGAGCAGGACTTTGTGGCCGATTGAAGTTGCACATCTATGCAAGCGTTACCTCAAACGAAGATCATCTGATGCTGCTTAACAATGGCGTATTGAACGAGCTGTCTGTCAGCATCTATAATACCGACAGCAAGTTGGCACCCAAGAATAAGGCATCGCACGAATTCAAGGGCGTAGCAAGTACAAGGTTCCGTAATAACCTTGGCGTAAACCTTAAGATGGCGAGTGGGGCTAACAATGTCTACGGCCTTGGCCAACTCTATAACAGCGACTTCTCTCTGCTAACAACGATGACATTCCTTAACGAGTCGCAACAGACATCTATCATGCAGCCGGAAGCAAGACTGCTTGAACGTATGACTCAGTTCTACCGAGATGTATCTGTGCAGAATACCATCGAGGTGCTTGACGATCAGGAAGCAGAACTTCCATCAACAATTATCCTAAAGGATGAGAATGTTAAGTACCACATGCAGAATGTCAGCCACAACTGGAGAGAAGGAACTATGAAGCTAACCCTAATTAACAATTAATATGCAGAACGGTAACAATATTTTTATAAGCTTGGACGGTAACGCGGCGCCATTCGCTTGCACGAAAGCTGACAGCATACACACAGAGGCAGCAGCCGTTGACATCAGCTCGCCCAATACAGCCGACTGGGAGGAAATCCTATCTGGACGCAAAAGATGGTCGTTCAGTACCGATTTTCTTGTCGGCGACTTTGACGACATCAGCCACCTGCTCATAGCCGGTAACTTCTACAATATCGGAATCTATGGAGGTCGTACATCTGTTGTCCCCAAGCTGATAGGAAGAGCCCTGTGCACACAGGCAGACATTAAGGCAGAGCGTGCAAGCCTGAGCAAGGGCAGTATATCCTTCAGAGGCAATGGCCCTCTTGCCCCGCCAACGCCAATAACGGCTATCACCTTGTCGGCTGCAACAGTATCTGTCAGGGTGAATGCCACCGGCTTAATAACGGCCACCATTACACCGGCCACCGCTACTATCAAGAAGCTCATCTGGGCGACCAGTAACGGAGCTGTTGCACAGGTAAAGGATGGGACCATTCGCGGCATATCGCCAGGCGCTTGTGTTATCACCTGCCAAGCAGCCGACGGTAGCGGTATCTATGCGACATGCAACGTCACGGTATCTCAGTAGTATATTTTTCATGGTATTAATGTTTTTCATCAAATGTTTTTTATCAAAGGGCCTTCGTCGAGAGACGCGGGCCCTTTTTTTTATAATCTGGTAAACCCCCGCAAATGTTTTGTTCGATATGTACGAAACAAAAATAACATAATATGAGATGGCTAACAATAGACTACATTAAGCAGCACTCCCGCATCGACTATGACTGCGAGGACGCTATACTTGAACTCTACGGCGAAGCGGCAGAGGAGATGGTTCTGAACATCACCAACCGAACGTATGAGGAGATTGTAGAGAAATTCGGGACGACGGACAAGCCTGTGCCTGCTGCAATAATTGAAGCATCACTCCTACTTGTAGAAGCAAGCTACAACAATCGCTCAGCAATAAGTGTGCAGCAATTACATACAGTAGAATACGGCTTCGACTTCCTCATCAAGCGATATATGAAACTAACCCCAAGAACGATTGAATAGATATGGCAGAGATAACAATATTACATCAGGGAACAGAGGCTAAGTGCTTCGTAGCCATTGCCGACGTTGACATGAGCGAGATTGACTTCAAGGTCGAACTCCTCTATTGTTTCGGTAGTAAAGTTCTGGAGATTAAAAAAGAGCAAATGAGCCAGACGTCGCAAGGGAAATGGCTCTTCGTTTTCAACACCGACGGAATGGTTGGACTTGTGGCTGCTCGCTGTGTATGGATACTGCCCGATACAGACTGTCCGGATGGCGAGCGTACAAAGGTAGATGAACAGCCGCTTTGTTTTGTGGCCAACACTGCCTGCACAAAGCTATTCGCTTGTCCGTGTAAGAAGGCAGACAGTAAGGTGAGCTATGAATTTACAGACGATAGCGGCATTGCGTCCGAATACAAGCGTCTATGTGATTGCGACGGTCACCCGTTGGCTACTGGCGACGACTACTACTTATATGTGCGTAGCGATGCTGCTGCCGAATTACAGGATGCGCTCAACAATATAGAAAATAATAACGAATAATATATCATAGATTATGGCAGATTATAGACTAACACAGACTGGCGCAGAGGTTCAGAATATCTTGAACCAAGTGCCCGATTTGGCAGCGGAGGTGCTGCTGAAGTACACTAAACCAGATGGTGGTATTCCTGATTCCGACCTCACATCGGCTTTGCAATCAGCCATTGAGAAGGCTTTGACGGCATACCAGAAGCCAGGTACCGGAATACCCAAGACTGACCTTGCCACGGCAGTACAGAACCTTTTGGATGCCGCTGGCACGGCATACCAGAAGCCAGGTACCGGAATACCCAAGACTGACCTTGCCACGGCAGTACAGAACCTTTTGGATGCCGCTGGCACGGCATACCAGAAGCCAGGTACCGGCATTCCACTTGCCGACCTCAACGCGAGCGTGCAGGCTGCTATTAATGCTTCGGCAGGTATGGCTGCCGACATCGCCGCAGAGCGTCTGGCACGCGAGACTGCTGACCTTGCTCTCAATGAAGCATTGGGTACAAAATTAAACCAAAGTCAGGTTCAGGCACTAATTACCGCAGCAGTGGCAGGCTTTGTTACCAGTTCGCAGGTGCAGTCGGCTATCACCACCGCACTCGCCCCTTATAGCACCACGGATGCCACCGCCATCGCCATCCAGAATGCCATCACCGCTGCCCTTACCAATTACTACAACGCCACGGCCATCAATCAGATGCTCAGCGAGAAGGTAAACAAGGTAACGGGCAAGCAGCTCTCTACCGAGGACTTCACCACGGCTCTTAAGGCTAAGTTGGACGCGCTGCCCACCTCTCAGGGATTGGTAGAACTGATTGCAACAGCCATCAGCTCCGCTCTCAGCGATTACAGCACCACCTCTCAGATGGAGGCAGCTATTCAGGCAGACATCACCGCCGCTCTTGCGAGCTACTACAACAAGACAGAGGTGGACGAAAAGTTCTCCGCCACGAATGGCAGGGTGCAATTCTTGGAACAGGGCCTTGGCAAGTACAACAATACGCGCAGCATCACCCTTCAGCAGGCAACGGCGGGAAAGTATGTCAACGTGAACGGTCAGGAGGTCAGCGCGAGCGGCTACGGTATCAGCGAGGAGGTAAACCTGAACGCAGGCGACATCCTGTTAGTGCCGAGTGCGAGCGCAGTTCCTGCCGACGTGAGCCTCTTTGCCCGCATCGTTACAAGGACTTACGACAAGGTGATCACCTACGCCTACACCTATCGCCAGGACTACCCAGAGCTGCCCGCAACGGCTACTGCCGACTACAACCCCGCGCTGATCTACACTGCTCAGTACGATGAGAGCGGCGATACTCCTGTCCTCACAGGTTGGGTAATGGGTGGTCAGACCTACGCCACACTGCCTGCCACACGCGATGTGACAGAGAGCTACTACGAGCCTCTAATGAAGCAGGCTGTGGCCGCAATGCCAAGCACCGGCTATTACGTCTATCTCTGTCCAACGGCCATGACCGTTGTGGTCAGCGGTTACACGGCTACGGTGAGTGGCGGTGTAGCTCTGGTGGTTGGCCTTGGTATCTTCAAGAATATTGCCACCAACTTCATCGGTGCTCCTGGTCAGGCCGTTATCGCTCAGGCCTTCGCACAGCTCCTCGGTGAGATAGAGGGCCTGAAGGCGCAGTTGGACAATCTGGGCGAGACTCGCGCCGTCTGCATTAATTCGGAAGACATACCCAAAGTGCAGAACTACCCGATGATTGTTTACGGTGCCGGTGCACCATCAGCACCTAACGTGCCGGCATTCATCGGCCAGAAGTATCTCGACACCACCAATAAGAAGGAATACACCGCATTCAGCGTGACAAATTCCGTGAGCGATTGGGTTTTGATTAACTAACAATAGGAAAGGAGAAAATTATGGCAATAAAATCTTATGCTAACAAGACTGCATACGATGCAGCAGTTAAGCCAACCATAGAGAGTCAGGTATCCCTGATAGAGACTACACGCGAGATTATAGTTGACGGTGTTAACGTCATCACGACAAGCCCCGCAGTTGGCGACCTGGTGTTCCTGAACGAGTCTAACGAAGTCGCCTACGTTAAGGGCGGCTCATGGATTCAAAAAGCTATCATCCCCAGCGCATGGGTGCATGTTGGATACGTCTATCTGCGTAAAGGTCGTCAGGTGGGCGTGATTGACAAGAACACAGCCGACCTGAAATATCTCGACGTATGCCAGTATGCCATCACTGCCATCAGTAGCGCCACGCTGGCTATTAAACTGCGCATGAGTCCAGACTATTCCGTTGACACCACCGTGGACGTGACGCTGACATCTGCCACCATCGACGCGACGAGTGCTGCCGAGATTTCCGCTGCCGTGGAAGCAAAGGCAGCAGAGGTTGGAGATACTAAGGCATGGTGGGCTTACCTGGCAGATGCCGAGGGCAACAAGGTGGAAAGTGGCGGCACGCAAATCATCATTCAGTGTGACACCTGCGTAGACTATCGTTTCTACAACGTCAGCGCGACTGGATGTACCATCGCGCACATCACTTGGGGCACCATGCCAGAGAACTCTGCCTACTGGCGCGGAGAGCGTGGCTTCTACACTAACTATTGGGGCGTGATGAACATTGATCGCACAAAAGCGTGGGCAACCAATAACGCTCGTGTGCCGTCAGCCAACGAGCCAGTAGGACCGCAGGCCGGTAACAGCGAACCAGTGCGTCCGTCTGCATTCGAGACATCAGAGTATTGTGCCGACCTTCGCTCCGCCTACAAGACCTACGAGGAGTATCTGGAGAAGTGCTACATGGTCGTATGTCCGCAGAAGTATGGCTGCTTCTCGCTGCCAGACGGTGCAGAGCTTGGTAGGCTGTATGCAAACAAGACGGCTCCGACCAAGGACGGCGGCACAAAGGCCAAATTCCCTGCACTAAACTACGGCTACAACCGCTCGTATGGTGTTGTGGGACTGAATGCGGGCGATTTCCATTTGCCAGGCGTATTGGAGGGCACTGAGCTGATGAAAGACGATTGCATCGACACTCTCGCGCCATCAGTCACCAAGATGGGAACTACCGCAATTAACAATAGTACGTACCGGTGGTTTGCCCAGAGGTACAACGTCTACAACGCTTGGTTCTTCAACGGCCTCAACGGCAAACTCTACGCCAGCTACGTCTATTACGCGCTTCGTTGTCAGGCGGTCGCGCTTTTGAAAATTGATTAACTCTTAATATAGGCTCTCACGTCATCGCAAAAGCGTGACGTGAGGCCCTTGTACTTCAAGTAAATAATGAACGAACACAAGAAACCACGCGGGCATAAGGCGCACAACGACAAAGACTCGATTCTGGCCGACGCAAAGAACCTGCTTTATATCCTGCACCCAGCCATTCAGCGGATGCCAAAGATAGATCGTATCGAAGGTGCGCCGGTAGAGATGAAGCGGGCGGTGCAGAACATCATACGCCACTTTGCCATCGCCAAGGAGTGCCAGGAAGTACGACAGGAGCGCATCCGCGAAATGTTTGGTGAGTTCGGTATATTGTTGGCAAACTTCGAGCTTTGTATTGTACAAGGGCTCCTGACAGATAAGGATAAACTGAGTATCGCTATGCAGTTAGAAAGAATAGAGGAAGGTGTCAGGAAGTGGAGAAATGTGGCACGGTCGCTTAAACGTCAGGAGCAGCCGCAGGTCGGTCAGCAATGACAAGAGGTGGCTGTCAGATATGAATAGGGTAAAAGGGAGTCCGGCTATCATGTATAGCAGCACAAGATGCGGCTCCGACCAGTACGAACCGGTGGTTTGCCCAGAGGTACAACGTCAACAACGCTTGGATCTTCAACGGCAACAACGGCAAACTCAACAACAACAACGTCAATAACGCGAATCGTTGTCAGGCGGTCGCGATTTTACCTGTATTCGCTGTATTGCGCTTTTATCTATGACTGATGTATCGTTCTTTTCGATGTTGCTCGACCTGATGTTCTCCACCAGGAGAAACAAGCGTTACGGGCGCGACTCAATGGCCTTTGAAGTAAATTGGCCACCGCTGCTTGTTCGTATGATGTACGAGCTCACGGAAAGAACATTCCGCATACTCCACAACTACACCTTCCTTACTTCCATACCTAAATGGCGCGAGATATTCGCAACAGAGTTCGCTGGTCGGTTAGCCGACCATTTATTATGCGACACATTGAAGCCGTATATCGAGCGGACACTGCACCCTCGTACATTCAACAACCGCGAAGGTATGGGCTCGCAAGCGGCAATAAATCAGGTGATAGAAGATATATTCGAGGTTTCGCAAGGTTACACGCAGACGGCATGGATAATCAAGTGGGACTTAGCGGGATTCTTTCCGAATGCTGACTGCACCTACATGGAGTATGAATTCGACCGCGTTATTGACAATTATCAGGACGAAATAGCCGCGCAGTACGGCGAGTGGATGCCGTCGTTTCTAAAGTGGTTGTCAATGGTCACTATCCATTGCTGTCCTGCAAAGCATTACGAAAGACGCACACCGAAATACCTATGGGAGCGGCATATAAAGCCGGAGAAATCAATCTTGAATAAGCCAGACGGCATAGGAGTGCCTATCGGCCGCATGACATCACAGACAGGAATGGGATTGTATATCAACGACGAGGTGGCGTGGCTGAATAACGAGTGTGGAATCCGCACCACGGTATTTATGGATGACGGGACAATGGTGGTATCAGACCAACTGAAAGCCTACGCCCTCAGTCTACTGCCCGAACTGCGCAGGAGACTGGCTGCAAAGGGCGTAAAGATGAACGATAGGAAATTTTATTGTCAGCAACATTGGAAGGGCCTTGAATTTCTGGGCAGTCATATACACCCGTGGAGCATTATATTGAATGATGCCACATGGTCTCGATGTATCGCCAGAATACACGAATACAACCAACTTGCCGAGGTCGAGAAATACAGAGAGCTCGACCGTTTTATTTCAACCGTCAACTCATACACAGGACTACTGAAGAACCGCACATCCTACAAGCGCATTATGCAACTGAAAGCCACCATCGGCGAGGAGTGGTGGCAGTGGTTGGATTGGGACCAACGCCGTCAGTGTATAGTCAGTAAACCTCAGTACGGACTTCGCCAGAGATTAAACAAGAAGTACAAATTAAAACTGAAATGGAAATGAAAAAGTCAGAAATCATTGAGCTCATCAATGCTCAGCAGACAATTATCCTCGACAGAGAGGCAAGGCTATCAAGTACCGACTATATCGCTGCCAAGATAGCAGAGGGTGCAGCCACCAAGGAGGAGTATGCCGACAAGATAGCAGATCGTCAGCAATGGCGCGACGACATCAACGCTGCACAGACAGAAATCGCCCGCCTCGAAGCCATTGAGCCAAAAGAAGACACTAAACCTTCGTTCGAAGATGGTGTATAACGCCCACATTTATTAAAGAATCATAAAATCAAATGATTGTTGTTAAATAGTTCTAACATTCAGCCGATTTGTCTTGCAAATTTTGTAATTTTGGGGACTGAAAGGGGTGTAAGTTTTTGATGTAAGTAAGAAGAAGGAAAGATGGGAGGTCGCCGCCTCCCCTTTTTTGTGTTAATAATAGTTGCATAATACTTTTGGCCGAAATCCTAATACTTCTTAATAGTTTGGTATTATTCCATATCTAATAGCCTTACCGCGTTCCCTGGAATGCGTCATCCCATGTCGTATTCAGACCCAGTGTCATACTGCCTGTGTATTCCACTTTAAGGCCAGCATAATTGTATTGATTCGCCACTAAACTCAAAGGCCGCCATCGCCGTGGCTCCAACTTCCAGAATTTTTTTTTCGGTAAACCCATAACTCTGCTTTAAGTGATTAAGAAAGAGAGAATTATGGGATTTTCAGCAGGAATGAGAAAATACAGAATTATCGTTCTGAACCGCAAGGCGGCGAAGATCGGTAAGTATGGAGTGGACAGCTCTGGGGCTGAGTGGGAAGAGACAACAAGCCTGTGGGCTGACGTTGGATGGGCAAGAGGAAAGACGGCTCTTAATGCCGGAGCTGTTGATGCCTACGGAGTGGAGCTTGTTCGTATGAATTGGACGAATCAGATTAATATTCGAAGCCGCATCGTGTTTCGGGGCCAGACATATCAGATCATGCCCGAGACCTTCCATCCGGATAAGCAGGCCAATACCTTGCAGTTCAATATGCAGCTCCTTATCAACGACGACAAGAACGAATTTAAAAAAAAATAACAAACTATGAAGAAAACGGTAGCAATCGTGCATTTTAACACGCCCGAACTGACAGAGGCGGGAATCAAGAGCTTGCGCAAGCATACGAAGGTGAACTACGATATTGTAGTGTTCGATAATAGCACCAAGCGGCCATTCAAGGTGAAGATGGATGGCGTGCGTGTTATCGACAACACCAAAGGCAAGATTATAGACTTCGAGGCGGAGCTGGCTAAGTACCCCAACCGCAACATACAGTTGGGAATCGCCAGCAACGACGGCAGCTTCAAGCACATCCTGACCGTACAGAAGTTGTGGGAGTTGATACCCGAAGGTTTCATCCTGATGGAAAGTGATGTCTTGATTCGCAAGAACATAGACTTCCTCTGGGATGAGAAATACGCCGCAACTGGTCGCGGCGAATGGTTCAGAGGTCGTCGCCAGGAACATGACCGGCTTTACCCGTTCCTCTGTTATATGAATGTTCCATTGTTGGTGGCCAACGGAGCTCGCTACTTCGATCCCGAGCGATGCTGGAATCTATACCCCGACATCAACGACACCGAACATAATTATTGGGACGCAGGTGCCTGCCTCCTGGATGACATCATCAAGACAAAGCCTGCGCTCCATGCCAAGCTATACCCAGACCTCTTCAGCTACTTCGACCACTATGTCGGTGGCTCATGGCGCAAGGACGACGTGGAAAATCAGAAGGCTTGGTTGGAAGAGCGGAAGGACTTGTGGTATACACCCGAGAATAAGGATGCTAAAATCTATATCTGTGCACACAAGGACTTCGACTGCCCTGTACACAATAAGGTGTACGAGATAGTGGATGCTCGAAAGACTGATGGCGATATGGCACCAGACGGATTGAAGGGACTATTCTACTCAGAGATTCTAACCTACCAACGCATCGCAGCAAAGAAGACTCTCCACAAGACAATAGGCTTCTGCGGTTGGCGTAAATATTTCCACTGGATGGATAATGTGCCAGAGTTGGACGGCAAGGTAATGGTCAGTCAGAACCTACAGCTTGGCGACATGACAATGCGCGACCAATACGACAGCTTCAGCAATGTGGAAGACCTCGACATTCTGACAGACATCATCGATACCCACCACAAGGAATTCAGCAAGGCATGGCATCAGGCCCTCGAAAGTCACACGCTGCACCCTTACTCCATGTTCGTGATGCCAAGTGACAAGTTCCGCGAGATGATGAAGCTCATATCCGACTTACTGAAGCGTCAGGTAAAGAAAGTTGGCAAGGACATTGAAGGACGCATCGCAGCAGACCCTAAGAAGTACCACGTCGGCGAAGACCCCGTGTGGACTCCGGAATACCAATACCGCATCGGCGGGGAGCTGGGAGAGCGCATTATCAGTGCATGGATAGACTGGCAGTTCCCCGATGCCGAACAGGTTCCGGTAACCATTACCAGTGAGCGGTAAACCCATACCGGCGAATTAACGGATTAGAAAACGGAAATAACTATGGATAATTTCTTTGCAAATATTGTTCATGCCTTTGGCAAGCGAGAGGTTACTGTGCCTGGAGTTCCCAAGACAACGGACCCCAACGACCCCAGCAACCACGCACCGAAGGGTGGCGACTATGATGCCAACATCGTGAAGCCTTATGGTCGCAGCTCTCTTCTCATCCCAACTTGGACACGCTGTGTGACTCTGATCATGCAAACGATGGGGCAGATGGTTGTGCAATATCAGCGAATGAACGGAGAGGGTGGCAACTTCATTGAGGACAGGTACGGCAAGAACGGCATCCTGAACTACATGTTGCAGGTGCGCCCTAATCCTATCATGACGGCAAGCCAGATGCAGGAACAGATCGAGTGGCATAAGATATACTACGGCAATGCCTATGTGTACATCGAACGTGGTGCCGACGGCTACCCTAAGAACCTGTGGCTGTGTACAGGTGGCGGATACAACGAGCTGAATAATACCTACAACTTGGTGTACAATACCAACTATGGCCCTCGCTTCAATATGATTGCGCAACCAGAGGATGTTCTGCATTTCAAAAATGTGTTCATGGATGACGGAATGTACAAAGGTATTCCAACCATCGACTACGCCTTTAAGACTTTAACCATAGCTGCAACTGGCGACGAACAGGCTCTCCAGGATATGGCAAAAGGCGGTAAGCATAAGATTCTCGTTCAAGAACAGAAGAGCCCCACATTTGGCACTCGCGGCCGTGTCGACCAACAGGAACTAAGAGACGCTGGTAATAAGTTCGCGCAGGACTGGATTAACAACGATGTGGCTATCCTCGACAATGTGGCTGATGCGAAGATCATCAGCCAGACTGCCCAGCAGCTCCAGCTCCTGGAACAGAGAGGATATAGCGACGAGGCAATATGCAGACTGATGGGAGTTCCCAAGATTATAGCCATTGTTGGCGACGGTGGCGGCAATTACCGAATGCCGGAGCATGCCACGCAGGAATTCTTGCTGCGAACTATTCAACCCCGCATCCGTGAACATGAAGACGAGTTGAACAGCAAGCTCCTTGCCCCATTGGATTTCGGAAAGAGGAGAATCCATGTCTGTGAGCTCGCATTGAAGCGTCTCGACGCGAAGGGCCAGGCAGAGATAGACAAGCTGCACTTGGAGAGCGGTTGGAGTGTGAACGAGATTCGCAGCCAGTACGATCTGCCCAATATCAAGGACGGAGACGACCACTATGTGAGCATGAATCTTGGTGTGGTAGGTAGCCCCAAATTAAAAGAGTCAAACTCTGGCGGCAGACCTACAACGGTAAACCCAGAACCTAAGAAATAACGATTTACAGAACCAATTCAAAAGAGAGATATGGATGCAAAGAAAAGAGAAATCAGAACCATTGACTGCAAGTTGGCCATTAGAGAAGCGTCGGGCAGTCAGGAGGGCGACTCTCGCACAATCACCGGCAGAGCCATCGTGTTCAATGCTGAGTCGGAGGTTATCGATGATTGGGGTGAGAGATTCCGTGAAGTGATTCTGCCTGAAGCTGTCACAATGGAATTCCTCAACACGCAAGATGTGAAGATGAACATGCTGCATGAGCGGGAACTGACATTGGCTCGATGCAATAAGGGCGTAGGCTCATTGCGTATGGCAGTAGACGAGCAGGGTGTAACATTCGAATTTGAGGCCCCCAAGTGCGACATTGGCGACCGCTGCCTGGAGATGGTGCGCCGTGGCGATTACTCGGGTTGCTCGTTCGAATTCTATCCTAAGGACTACGAGGTAGAGCGTACGAAGGCAGCAGACGGTAAGGATGAGGTAATTATCCGACACAAGAGCTTCGAGTTCTTGTCAGCCATTACCATTGGCATGGACCCTGCATACAAGCAGACAAGTGTCAATGCCCGCGAGATGGACAAGCTGACGCCGGAAGGCAAACGTGAGGCAGATGATGCCGAAAAACACAAGCGCGAGGAAGAGGAGAAGATGCTGGAAGCACAGGCCGCACGCCACCGCGAGCTCCAGCTCATGAGAATGAAATACAAGTTTTAATGTTTAACTAATAATTTTTTTGATTATGCCAAAAAAGACGAAAGACGAACTTCAAGTTCGCAACCGTGAGATTCAGGACAGACTGTCCGAGTTGAACGAAGTAGCAGTTCGTGAGAAGCGTGACTTCAACGACGAGGAGAAGCGCGAATGGGACAACCTCAGCCGCGAAGCTGAGTTGAACATGCGCGAGATCACCAACCAGATGACCGCCGAGGAGCTGGCAAAGCACCGCGAGCAGGTAAGCAAGGGTGAGCAGCTCCGTGAGTATTTCAAGCAGGTACGCCAGGGCCACGCTGACCGCGAGATTACCCTTTTCCCTGCATCTCTTGGCTCAACCAGCAATATCACCGCATCAGGTGCTATTCAGCTCAGTATTCATGAGATGATTCCTACCTTGCACGAGGGCTTGGGTTTGCCCGCCAGCTTGCGCATTGTGACTGGTGTTACCGGTAACGAGGTATGGCCAGTATCTCTGAACGACGTAGAGATGGAAGAGCCTGATGAGGTAGAGGCTCTGAACGACCAGGTTCTGGACTTCGGAAGCATCTCTCCGCAACAGCGTAAGGTCGGCTTGACCGTTCCAGTTAGCAACATGGCCATCGACAACGCAGCCTTCGACCTGATGGCATTCGTTCAGGCTAAGTTCGCCTTGGCTCTGCGTATCTATCTGGCAAAGAAGATTTATTCCCAGGCCAACTGGAATGGCAACAAAGGCCCCTTCAGCAACCTGTCAAAGGCTGGCGACATCAACCTGGGCGCAGACTCCTTCAAGAACATCCTGAAGGCAGTTGCTAAGTTCAGCGATAAGGGCTTCTTCGAGGGCGACGTAGTAATCGTCATGGACCGCGAGACAGAGGCTGAGCTGAAGTCTACTCCTCTGGTTGCTGGTGCAGCAGCAGGTTTCGTTGTACAGGACGGCAAGTGCGCTGGTTATCCTTACGTCGTAACCCACTATCTGAACACCACACTGAACTCTGCTAATCAGCTCGTGCCCACCGCTAAGAAGTATATAGGCTTCGGCTACTTCGAATGGTTCGCATTGCAGCAGCATGGCGACGTTCGTATGGTTGTAGACATCTACACAGGTGCCAAGAAGAATGTGACTCAGGTTACTCTGAACACAGCTTGGTCTATGACCGACCTGTCTAAGAAGATCAACGGTGCCAACAATGTGACTCAGGCATTCGCCCTGTACGAGGTTGTTGAACCCGAGCCCACGAACGCCTAACACTCTGCATCTTCTTACCGCGTGCTATCTATCATAGTTTGGCCGTCTGCGAGGGATAATACCTGAGCAGGCGGCACCGCGGGAAGAGATAAGTAAAAACAAACAAAAACGTATAGCAATGAGTCTTGCCACAGATAGCATCTTTATCACTGCCCTTCAGACGAACGACGAGCTGATGGAAGACCTCGGATATATCGAGGCTACCCAAACAACCGACGGCCAACCGCCAAGGTTGTACAACACAGCGGTACCAGTTCCGGATGAAGAGCTGTTCAACGTGCCACTCCCTTATTGCATCGTATACTTCGACGGCTTGGAGAATGACCAAGGCTCGAAAGATGAGCGATACGAGAGCGAGTACGACAAGGTGAACATCGGTGTGCAGGTGGTAGCGAAGACACCAACACAGTTACACGAGTTGACACAGAAGGTTAGGAATACAATCCTCGATTACTTCCGTAACAACTCAACCGCCGTTGTGGATTACGACTTCTCAGCAGAGGCTATTCTGTTCGAAGACATGATTCCAGGCTACCTTCAGACTCTACGCTATATGTGCTATTCACTCAACAACAAAGAAAATGAGCCAGAAGAAGACTAACACCTCACAGCAAGAGGCAGCACCATCCGACAAGTTGAATGAGTTGCTGGAGACTGGTACTACTACCATCGAAGCGGACAGCCGCGAAGAGGTATACAAGCTGTCAGCCGACCTTGTTGCAGAGATTCCCGCTAACACTCAATGGGAGAGAAGTTGTGTGATGCACAGCAGAGGTAGATTTTCACAGACGTACAACCTAATCAAGAATTAGCGTATGGCACAGACAAAACTTATGGGCCAGCAGTTCCGCGTATTCGAGGATGCGGCCAAAATAGACGGAGCCGTGAGCTGTCAGGTGACCATTAACCAGGCTATGGAAGATGGCTCGACAAAAGACACTACAGGCAGCTTCACCGAAGAGAATGTGCAGAGCAAGAACTGGCAGGTTCAAGTCGACGACAAGAACGGCGTGTACACAGCTCTCCGCGCACTTCTTACCTCCATTAAGAGTATGTCAGCTAAGACGGTAGGTTTTGACCGCACTGCGGGCGCCAATAACGGCGTCGCCCAGAACGAAGACTGGGCAATGAGCGGTCAGGCTTATCTCTCTCAGCTGTCAATAACAGCTAACAACCGACAGGACATCCAGGTAAGCAGGACATACACCGGCACTGGAGCTCTTGCCTAACAATCTACGACTATGGCATTCGAAAAAGGACAATTTCTTCGACTATTCTTCAAGAAGTCGAACGTATTACAGCCTATTGCTATGGCTGTAGATTTCAAAATGGATGTTCAGGTGCAGATGGACAATTCGTCTACTAAGGACGATGCAGACGGCCTTTGGGACGAAAACTCCCCTGTATCTATTGCCTACAACTTCCAGATCGGAGGTCTTATTGGCTACCTTGTATCTCCAGATACAGAGGCGGCTATAACGGTCAAAGACCTCGAAGCTAATCTGACCGACACCCCCATTGACTGGGAATTGGCCGCTGTGACGGGCGATAACAATCGCACGAAGATATACAGCGTAGCAACAGGAAAGTGTAAGCTCTCTAACCTAACACTGATTGGCGTGAACAAGGAGAAGGCCAACTTCACTTGCCAAGCTAACGGATACGGAGAATATACCGTCGGTAGTTAATAACCACACATGGTCTGCCCGATGCAACAGTCGGGCAGGCTTCATTTTTTAACCCGCAAAACTATGATAGACGAAAAAATTGTAAAGATTAACGGCAAGGATGTACATGTACGCTATTGCCTTGCAGCCGAACAGGGCTTCGAGATTCTTTCAGGCAAAAGTATTGAGGTGTTCAACCCTTCCATCCTGGAACGCGACGAGGAGGGGAATCCGACCAAGTTCGGAGTGCCGGAGGCAACAACAGAAGACTATGCGGAATTGGCATTCGCTGCCATTGTAGCGGCTTATAAAAAGAACGATGAGAAGAGCCCTATCGAAGCAAAAGAACTTCTTTATGATACCCCGAGAGAGGATCTGCACAACCTAATCGCCGCCGTCACAGAGCTACGCCTGAAGTGGTATAATATTCCATCAGTTGTACAGCCTGAGACGAAGAAAAAATCCAAGAAAGAAAAAAACGCATAAACGCCCACGACTTGTTCCAGCTCGTTGTGGGCGAGATCGGGAGAGACAGGAAGGAGACCCTCTACCTTATGAGCTATTGCGAGCTCCTATTGATAGTTCGAGGATATAGACGTAGGAACATCCTTCAGTACCAACTCCAACGATTGCAGGCATACCATTCTCTCTTCTCCATGCGCGAGAATAAAGACAGCAAACTGCCTCATGAGATATGGCCACTATACTTCGACAGCTACGTGGATAGCGACATCGAGAAGGTGGATATATCAGACGAGGAGATTGAACAGATGCAAGGAGATATGGATGCCTACAAGGAATATCTCGAAGGAAAGCAACAACCTTAACTACCTATTCTAACGCCCTGTTGTCCCTGCCATTGGCATACTTCAGGGCTTTGTTTTGCTTTTCAGCTTTGCATCTATCATATCAAAATCTTCTTGAACGCTCTCAGCGAGAACCTTCGCATACCGTTGCGTCTGCTTAATGGACGCATGCCCGAGCATCTTTGACACATTCTCCATACGAACGCCATTGCGCAGCATGTAGGTGGCGAATGTATGTCTTGCCAGATGCGTGTGCAGCTTGATGTTCAATCCGCACGCAGCACCCACAATCTTCAGCTCTCGGTTGTACACCTGGTTGCTGATCTTAGGCACCGACATCTCATACCGCTCCAAGACCTCCACCGCAGGCGGCAGCAACTGATTGACGAACGGTTGCCCTGTCTTGATTCGAGAGTTGACGATAAGCCATTTATTATTAATTTTCTTATAGGCCTTGATGTCGAAAGCCTGCGCATCTGCATACGACATGCCCGTCCACATTTGAAAGATAAAAAGGTCGCGCGCCTTAGCCAACCAAGTGCCAGGGGTGGGGGCAAAATCCATAATGGCCTTCATCTCATCTTCTGTGAGGTATTCGGTGTTCTCCTGCTCCCCTCTCTGAAATTCCCCATTGAGCTTGTTATACGGATTCGCTGCAAGCAATCCTGTGCGCTCTGCGCGCCTCAGCAACGCCTTAATACACTTGTGGTAGTTATATACACCGCCAGAAGATATTTTGCCATTCGTGCGCCCTGGTAGCTTGCGCAGCCAAGCATCCAACTTGTATATGTTCTCTGGTGTTACGTCTGACCAATCTTGCATACCGCCATACTCTATGATCTTGCGAAGTGCACTATTATAGTGCCTGATGTCGCGCACTCGCAGAATCTTAATCTCCTCCTGCATCCATTCAATGAAGTTGGCCGACTGAGCGCAACCCCAAGCATGACGCTTAAGTCTGACAATATCTATCTCCGTATGATGCTTCAGGGCGAAGTTAATGTCTCTCATCACCGAATCAAGGATAATAGCCAGACGCTCATTCAGTGAGTCAGCGCATGGATGGTTTACAACCTTATCGAAGGCCCATTGCCTCGCGTACACACGCACACCTGTATTAATATAGTATGGTTTACGGTCAATGGTCAGCCGGACTTCCAGGGGTCCTTCTGCACCTCTCTTTGTCCTACCTCTGTGGTCAAATACAATTGCTGTTGTAATCATAGGATTTTTTGATTTGTGTTTACCCACCCAGATTGCAGTGGGTAAACAGTGGGGAAACATTTAGCCAAAATCGACCAAAATCGACCAAAATCGTCCGCCTTTTGTTTTACCCCTATTTTTCCGAAACCTCGCAAACCCCCGATAAATACGGTGTTCCCATCATTTTTGTTGTGATTCGGATGGGGCTCGAATGGGAGGTGTAAGTTGTTGAGAATCAGGGGGAGAGTGTGAAAGTGGGGAAACATTTGGCGATTTTAGCAGTTAATACACTCGTTTATTTTACTTTTTCATTTCTTCGTCTTGTTCGGCTACCATGAGGATGCCGTCATCGTATCTGGTTACTTTGCGGAGGGATTTTAGCTCGGCGATGAGGTTGTTCAGATCATCAATGGATGACTGGAGCTTTCGTCTGAGTTCATCATTCTCCTTTATTTGCTTCGAGGAAATATCCAGAAGGTTTTCTATGCCGGAAAGCAGCGTCTTTTGCTCCGTATCATTTGCCTTCCTCGCTGGTTGCTTTACTTTGTCAGCTTGTTCGAGAAGCAGTTTTCCTTTACCTGTAAGCAGATAGTTTATATCAAACATGCCTTGGTACTTAGTACATATTTTCCTGAATAGGCTGTCTGTCAAATATGCCTCATTACCATTCATGGCAGAATACAAGCCTGCCCTTTTTACCTCCAGAATATCTGCGAAGTCGGATTTTGTGTGCAATCCACAATGATTGTGCAGATGCTCGTACACTTCATTTAGTGTCTTTTTTCTAATATTCATATTGTATCAATACAATACCTATATGTTAATATATATTAAATAAAATAATAATATTTGGACAATAAAATATATTTGTTTTATCTTTGCCACTGGAAACAACGAAAATCCTAATCGGGCATATAAATAGCCGTCAGACTCAGCGGAGCCTTAACAACTAACAACGACTGCAAAAATACGGCTATTTGCCCAATTAGAGCTAAAACATAAACAAACATTAAGGAATTTTAATATTCCATCCTAAAAACGATGATAGATAAAAAACTAAAACAAGAAATCTCGCAGGTGGTGAACGAAGCGGCAAGGGAGGCTTACCTGATGTACAACGAAGAATGGATAAGTGCCAAGGAGTTGTGCAGGGTATTCCAGATGATTCCAAAGTCGTGGCTAAAGACTCACAAGCACCTATTGCCTCAGAGCTCTGTAAGATATAAAGACAAGGACGGTACCATCAAAGAGACAAATCCGGCATTCCCCAAGCACCGTATTAACCAGATGATCCTGGAAGGCAAGCTGGACTTCACAACAGGCGAATGCCAATATAGACAAAGTTCAAGAAACTAATAACCCCAAAATAACAACATTATGACACGACTCATTGATTTATTTTTTGTTGCCATGTTTGGCATTATAGCCTTTGCTTGCATTATGGTATACCTTGTAACTGGATGCGACCGCATTGACCTTGGTGTATACGCTGTTATGTCTGCCATCATGAGTTACTTTATGCTTCGCCAATATATTAACCGAGTACAGGAATATTAATATGGATTTTGTAGGAATTTTATTAAAGAAAACGGAAGAGCGCGAAGGCGATAGCCAGAACGGACACTGGAAGGCAGCGCAGTTCCTGCTGGAAACAGTAGGTATGTATCCTAAGAAGATGGTGGTAGATGTCCGCGATGGTAACATTGGCAGGATTGCACAGTTCGATGCCCTGGTAGGCAAGACGGTGAGGATAGAATTCGATGTGGATGCTACCGAGTACAACGGACGTTGGTATAACAGATTCTACGCATACAGAATCGCCGACTATGCAGAGGAGAAGGCAAAGCAGGCAGAAGCAGCAGAGGCTGCTAATAAGCCAGCAGAGCAACCTAATACAGAGGCCCCTGCACCGTCCAATAACGACGGGTCCGACTTACCCTTCTAAACTAAACTAAACTAAACTGCTGCGAAATACTGATAAGAGGCGAAAGCCTTCGGACAAGTAGGTAAGACTTGGACTTCCGAGCAGCATCCGGGATGTTGGCTGAGAGGATGAAAGCCGTCGTAGAAATACGCTCGTAAATAGTAATGGATAATACGATTATCCAACCTCAGATAAGAGGTCGCCGCAGGTTCGAATCCTGCACATCCCACCAAGATAGCATGTCGTACAGCCCTTACGTTAATGAAGAGAGATTGGGCGCCTCTCCTGCTCACTGCTACTTAATCGACCTTTGACATATTGATACACCAAGCATGATACCCGAAAGTAGTCCTTAGTTGGGAAACCATGAGACAGGGCGAAGGGCGGGTATGTAGGATTATATATACCGCCACCGTGGACAATACCATAGTGGCGGATGTAATGCGGCCAAATGGCGGTCACAAGCCCGCAGAAACGCAGAGTGCATGAATACACCATTTAATTACTTTTTCATTAGGTTTTTTATCGGAGCCTACAGCGGTAGGCAAGCATATTACACGAAGTATGTATGATATTTTAAACATGGCGGCTGTCTGTGAAGATCGCCGTCTTTTTTAACGACTACAACTAAAACACAAATATATGTTCAATATAGACTTATGGGATGATGACGACGAGCTGAAGATGCCAACCTCCACCAATGGAGCCTACCAAGGCAACACCAGTTGGGACGGCGAACGATATGCCGACCAGATGCTTGCCGATGAGCGACGTTGGCGTGAGAATATCCGCAAGGGCATCAACGAAATAAAGGCTCTGCGTGTGGCATACGAGAACAGCAAGAAGTTCGGCCACAAGATTAAGATGCGGATGCTGGAAGAGGATATTAAGAAGCGTAAACAAGAACTAAAGGATATAATATTAGCACGCGACTATGAGTGGAGAGAATAACAATTTGCCACAGATAAAAACGCCTGAACAGTTGGCTTTCGACCAACTGCGGCCTTATCTGTTGGACCCACGCGAAGATTACCCAGAACCTTATTGTATGCTCGAATACAACGGAGTACCTTTTGGCAAGGTCGGTGGTCTGGGAGCCATTAGCGGACAAAAGAAGAATGGTAAATCATTCGTCTTTACGCAGCTTATGGCGGCAATCCTCGGCGATGGTATTGAGCGAACGCAAGAATATCTTGGAGGTCTTCATGTTCCTCCTCGTACCATAGAATACCTTGGGCACAAGCCAAAGGTCCTGTATGTAGACACCGAGATGGAAAAGCTATCCTCTGCCAAGGTTTTAAGGCGTGTTCACTGGCTTTGCGGATGGGACTTGAAGCAACCTATGCCTAACGACCAATTTCACGTCCTATGGCTTAAGAATATGCCAAAAGACACCGATGTCCGACCATACCGCCAACGCTACCAGCTAATCAAGTTAGCAATCGAATCACTCAACCCCGACATCGTATTCATTGATGGCTTGCGCGATCTGCTGGCAAGTATCAACGACGAGGAATCAGGAACACAGATTCTGGACGAGTTGGCAAGCCTTGCCGAAGAGAAGAATATGTGCATCTGGTTGGCTCTTCATCAGAATCCAGGTCGCACTCAGGATTCAGACGAAGCAAAGATGAGAGGTTGGATTGGTACAGAGCTCGGCAACAAGGTGTCAGATACGCTTATCAGTATCAAGGAGAAAAAGAACGGTATTGTCACCTTCACCGTTAAGCAGCAAGACGCCCGCGACAAAGACCTCGACGATTGGAAGTTTGAAGTCACAGACGATGCCGGCAAGCTCGGTATTCCAAAGATTGTTGCCAATGCCGGAGACAGCAAGCGACAGAAGCCTGAGCATGACAGCAAGGAAGACATCAACAAGTGGTTGGCAGAGGCTTACACGATGTACAACTGGCCAATGAGTCGCAAGGACATCAAACAGAAGGTATTCGGAGCCATTGGTGGTCAACGCAACGATGGCCGTCAGCAAGCCGACCTCGACTTCGCAATAGAAGAGAGAATGTTGGAAGAATCAACAACCAAGATTGGCGGACATTACGCCCTACAGCTTGCAGATGTTCTTCCATTCTGATGAGTTAAACCAACCTTCCTCTACACCTAAAGGTGTAGGGGGAGTTAAACCAAGGTTGAACTCGTGGTGCGCTGCATGCACCATAAACCACGCCCGCAAGGGCGGCGGGCAGGTTTAAGGGGCAAGCATCCCACACACGCGCCACGCGCACACGCGCTCGGCTTTACATGGATATTATATATCGAAGACATGGATAAACTTACGGAACAGAAGATAAAGGACGCGGCGGGCATCGTGGATGTCGTAAGCGACTTCCTGACGCTGAAGAAGAAAGGAGTCAACTACCAGTGCCTTTGCCCTTTTCATGATGACCATAAACTGGGCAGCTTTGTAGTACATCCTGCAAGGAATTGTTATAAGTGCTTCAGTTGCGATGCTGGAGGAGGTCCTATTGACTTCCTGATGAACTACGAGCATCTGTCGTACCCTGATGCATTGCGCTATCTGGCAACAAAGTACGGCATCACCATCAATGAAGACTATAACCGCGAGAAATTCAAGAAGATAAAACCCGCTAAACCAAGAGACATGAATACCATTGAAGACAACCTGCCAAAGAGGACGTGGCCTACCGCATGGATAAGGTACTACAAGGACTACAAGAACCTGAGCAATGACAACTTTGTGAATTGGCTGCAATCCCAACCTTGGGACGACTGCCAGCGCAAGAATATGTGGAAAGCCCTGAACGAATACCACGTAGGGCATGTATGTATAGAAAAGTACGGTTATAAGAACGAATTTACTATATGGCCGATGGTGGATGAGCAGAACGTCCTTCATAACTTTCACATGATGAAGTACCGCCAGGATGGACATAGAGATAAAGAAAGTCATTATAGTCAGACGTGGTTGCACGCTATGATGAGAGACGCAAAAGGCCACAACCACTTTGACGAAAAGAAGGAAGCGGCCAGCTACTGCCTGTTCGGGCAACACCTGCTGAACGCCTACCCAACGGCAACGGTCAATATCGTGGAGAGCGAGAAGACGGCAGTCATTATGGCGATAGCCTACGGCAACAATGCCTCGCAAGTATGGATGGCATGCTGCGGTATGCAGAACCTTAAGCGCGAGCGGTTGCAGCCACTTATTGACCAAGGCCGCAAGATTCAACTCTTCCCAGACAGGGACGGCATTAACAGGTGGCTGAAGAAAGCCACGGAGATAAACTACTCGGGGCTGATGCTGAACACCCAGGCAGTAAAGGAATGGTGGCAACCACAGGACGGAGAGAAGGCAGACATCGCGGACGTGGTGCTGCGGATAATTAACGATTCTAAAACAAACAAATAAAGAATATGGATAAACTGAAAGTAATTGAGAAAGCTCTACTGATGATGCACAGACGCGGCGAGGTAGAGTGGGAGAAGGACAGTCAGGGCAAGTGGATATTGCATTCTGTCCGGACAGAAGAGCAGAAGCGAACGAAGATTCCACAGATGGATTTGCTACAAGGATTCGATTAACCGTTATAAGAAGCAAGCTATGAAGAAGCAGACAGAAGAAGGCACCTACGTTAGTGTCGCCGGTAAGATTAGCACCTGGTGTTATGGCAGGCTGATGCGGTTGCTGAACAAGCGAGGCATCAACACCTACCAGATGATTCAGAACACATGCGCCAGCATGGTAAAACACATGGACGACAAACACAACCTGACTCCCGAGAGCGAGAAGGTGGTAGGCGTGTTCGAGGGTATGGTAGGATGGGAGGACAACTTCAACCTTGCCGACCCCAATGCCAAGCCCGAGGTGGCAGAGGCAACCTACTACCTGAACGACAAGGAAGGCAAAAAGGGTGTGGTGGTAATGCACGTCGAACGCCCGTTCTTTGGGCAATGGAAGCAGAACTTCAACGTCCAGCAGATATTGGAACGATTCCTCAACCTGACATTCCCTCAGCTATACATGCGAATGCGATTCATTGCAGCATGTCGGCAATGCAGCAGCATCTTCGAACTACTGCTGGATGTGGTGGGAGAGCTGGAGGAGGAAGAGCAGAAGCGGCAACTGTTGGAAGACTTCGAGGACAATGATCGTGGCGACTTCGGCCAGAAGCCAGGCGATACCCAGTACCGAAGGAAGATGAAGAAGACACCTGACATGTTCGATTCACAGCGCGAATCGAAATGAAGAATGAAGAATGAAGAGTGAAGAATTAAAGTTACACCACCATGAGCAGAGATAAACGATACCAGAAGCTGCTGAACAGCAAGCGATGGAAGGAACTGAGAGCATGGAAGCTGGAACAGAACCCATTGTGCGAGCTATGCCAGGCAGAAGGTTATGTGACCAGTGCCATTGATATTCACCACAAAGAGCCTTGCGAATCCGCCCGAACACTCTATGAGATGGAGCAACTCTGTTTCAATCCCCACAACTTGCAAAGCCTTTGTATAAGTTGCCACGCCAAAGTGCACCGCGAGGCCCTAAGCCATACAAAGGAAGCGCACAAGCAGCGGGAAGACGAGCGGCTGCAAAGGTGGATAGACAGACATGGATAAAACCCTCGGGGCCTCGTTTATTGGCAAAAGGAAAAGAATCCGAAATCCACTGCCCCTTCCCTCTATCGAGAGAGGGATTTTTAGAGATAGCGTTTTTTCCCACACTACATAATAGCCAATGTTGGAACAATGCCACCACCTCTAAAAAAGGGCAATTCAGAGAACACAAATTACCACTTAAAAGAAAAATAAATGCCACGACGCAATATTGTACTAATCAAGCTACCTCCGATTCAGCCAGATTGTTGTGCAGAATGTCCGCTTCTGGGTCTGGTACCCAAGTCGGTTGTCCGGCCAAAGAACAGCAAGGAAACGCACGTCTGCATCGGCACTATGGAGGCTTTGACCCAGCGAGGAGCCCGCGTGAGGGCATCCAGCAGAGACGTTAATCACCCCTGGCACCGACCTTGCGACAACCGTTGGGAGGCATGGATGCAGTTACCCAACCGTCAGCTCGGGGTGGGTGTTCAGACCTACAACGAGTGCCGAATACCCTATGAATGCACCCTACAATTAACGATTAAATTCCATAGATAACATGGGAAAAGATAAAACAACACAAGACTACATCGAGGAGCTGAAGGAACTGATACAACAGAAGACATCAGCAGGCTTCGACCCTTGGCTAATGCCAATGCTAAGGGCCACGGCAATGAACATGATTATCCTCGACAAGATGCAGAGCCAGCTGGAGAAGGAGAATATCACCAACTCCATGACCGGCTCGATGGGACAGCAGAAGATTGATGTTCACCCCTTGCTCGACAAGTACGACAAGATGCAGAACACCCTCATCCGACAGTTCGAGGCCCTTGGGCTTACCAACAAGGGCAAATCCGCTACTGCCACAGGCAACGATATAGACGAAGACGATCCTGTACTTTCGATGTTATCACAGAAATAAGAGACTATGACACAAGAGGAGAAAAAGCAGGCGCACGGCATATTAATCAGAAGATTGGACGAGATGGCCATGCAAGCCCTGGATGCAATCGACAAGCGTCTGTATGATTACTATATCGGATTAATGTACAACCCCGAGCTGCACAACGGCTACGAGATTCTTTGTGCCGTAAAGTTCTTACGGCTGCTCAGAACATACGAGTTCAACGAACGGCGAGTGCAGCAGATTATCAAGCTACGCGAAGGAGAATGGCAGCAGGACGAGAGGGGGCGTTGGCACCATGTCCGTGGCGGCATCAAGTGCCCAGGCACAGACACCGCTCACGTCTACAGGTGGCAACCATTCCAGGTGTTCGTGCTTGCCTCTGTCTTTGGCTTCCATACTTGGTTCGACACCGGAGTTCAGGCAATCGACAAGTCAGAGCTTTTGCTGACAGAACGCGAGCGAGAGGATGGCATGGTAGAGGACTTTCGCAGGCTGTGCAACTACTTCGTATTGTACACGCCAAGAAAGACTGACAAGACGGGAATGTCCGCCTTCATTCAGGTAGTATTCTTCCTGATGGGCGACTACAACTCGGAGATATACTGTTGTGCCAATGCCGAATTCCAGAGTCGCATACTTTATGGCCGTACACGATTCATGCTGAAGGATGCCGATACTAAGCAGCGATTCGACATGACATCGAAGTCCATCCAATGGAAGCCTAAGTTCCACCAAGTTCGCAATGCCATGATAATGCCTCTGACGGCAGGCGGCAAGACAAAGGATGGCCCATTTGCCGAGCTGGTCAACTGGGATGAGCTCGGGAGCAGCCCATACACCAACGGAAAGAGCGACATGATGAACCTCGTTAACGTGATGCGCTCCAGTATGGGACCCCGCCGCGAGGGACTAACCTTTGGCACCACAACGGCAGGCACCATAACATCGGGGCCATTCATCGACATGTTGGCAGGCTTGCATCAGAACCTTCTACTGGAACTTAAGTTCGACTCCGGCGAAGAGACACCGACATTGAGCCAAGATCGCCAGCTCTGTCTGTTGCTCGAACCCGACGATTGGGAGAAGTACGACGAGGAGCTGCTGCTGACATCCAAGGACATCCGCCGCAAGATAAACCCCATGCTGGGCATCACCTGCCAGCATCAGTTCTACGATGACAGCATCAGCGATATGTACAACGGCAAGATGACGCGAGGCGAGTTGTTCAGCAAGCTGTTCAACGTCTACTCATCCAACACCGTGAAGGGTTGGCTAACGCCAGACGACATCCGGCCCTTGCAGATTGGACGCCGCATCGACGACTGCTCACGCGGCTACGGTTGGATGGTATGGGCAGGCTTCGACTTCAGCAAGGGGGACGACCTGAACGGAGTAAGCTATCTGGCCTACAACCCACGGACGGGAGAATTCTTTGCCGACATGGATTCGTACATGTCAGAGAAGGCGGTCAACGAGAGCCCCCTACGCGAGCTCTTGCTGAAGTGGGCGGCAGACGGATGGCTGCACATAGTGCCTGGTCAGACCTTCGACCCATCGTGGCCGGTAAACAGAATCATCGAGCTGGACGGCAAGGATGTGGAGTTCTTTGGCTTCGGTTACGATCCATTCAATGCCAAGATGGTAATAAATGCCCTCAGCCAATGGGTGTTCGACATCGGGCTCGATCCCAAGCAGATGATAGTGCCGGTCAGCCAGAAGTTCGGCAACTATTCTCCTGCCGTTAAGGAGTTCGACTATATGGTCAGACGCAGCCGAGACGACGGAATGGGGCATCAGATACCAGACCCCATGATTCACTTCAGCCAGAACCCCCTCTGGCCCTGGCAGTTTGGCAATGTGATGCTCCAGGAATCGAACGACGGTATGGAGAATCTCAAACCCGTGAAGCGCGATGCCAACGGCAAGGTAGACAATGTTCAGATGCTGCTTAGTGCGCTGATTCTGTACGACGCAGCAGAAGTTAAAATCAATTCATAATTCATAATTCATAATTACGACTACAAACATGAAAGAGAAACTAACAATCGTTGCAACTTACGAAGAGAATACAACGGACAAGGACAACAGTGACTTCCAGGAATATATTGATGCGATAGCCAAGGATTATACAGCAGGATGGGATTCGTGCGAAGCCACCATCGAGGTGGACGGCCAGACATTCACTGCCAAGCAGGTGGGCAACCGCCACGAGAACGACGAGGAATTCTCATCAGAGCTAAAGGGTTACCCGTGGCAAAAGGCTTGCGAAGGATTGCCAACGCACGAGGGATTTATCCTTGTCGCCATTAAAGACGATAGCGGCGAATTCAAGATGCAGATGTGTTACTTCCGCATAGAAGAGGAGAAGCGATATTTCGCCACCACATCAGACGGCATGGTTGGTCCATATGACCATTCAGCTAAGATTCGCGTCACCGACAACCTTTACTGGAGATACATAGGAGTACCCAATTTTTAGAGAGAATGAGTTGTGTAACAATAGATATGGTGAAGAAGCATCTTCGCATAGACTTCTATAGAGAGGACCCTGCTGAGCAACGGAAGATAGACGGCGATATTCAAGCTCTTATAATCAAGGCAGAGGAGACCGTAAGCAAGAAGATAGGGAAAGACCTCTCTGTTATCATCAAAGAATATGGCAAGGTGCCGGATGACATCATACACGCCTCACTTATTGCCATTGGAAATTTATACGCAAGAAGCGACCCCAACGCAGACTATGCATTCAATTACATTCTGAATCAATACAAAAAAGCATAATTAGAGGGCTGACGTATGTCGGCTCTCTTTTCTTTTGAACACGAATTGAACGAATTATGGCAAAGACATTTGAGCAGGAGTGCGCAGAGGGTCGCTTTGAGTTCAACCCGAACCGCAGCTTTGAAGAGCGGTGCGAAATCTTAAGGCGCACGGCTATCACCAGTGATATGACCTACGAAGAACGATTAGAGATGCAAAAGCGTCGCTATGGACTTTAATTTAAATTTTGAGCACAGCGGTGCAAATAGCGGGTGGTCCTTTGGGCCATCGAGGAGAGATATAATGTATTTTACTGAGTAATTATTTTTAGTTTAACATTCTATTTGCGGGGTGTAAAGGCACCTCGGAGCGGGGCGAGAATCCCCGTAGGCGTAATGCTTATCGGAGCAACGGCTATCAATCAGGAATGTGGTGACTTCTGAATAATTGCGAATGCTATTGATTTTTACATAAGATTATTTATCTCACGTTTAGGGAGACAAGTGGTATCTCGACAGCAGGAAAGACTGCAATCCCAGGTTCCTCTCCTCACCTGGGATTTTTCATTGACACAAAAAGTATCATATATAAAACATAGAACCATGAAGATTAAGGGAGAGAATTTAAAAATCATGGTCGGCGGTCAGGTGATAGGCACATCCCGAATCGGAACGCTGACGTACCTCGGCACGGTAGAGAAAGCCGAAGAGCCGAAGCATGAAGATTTCAACAAGTCGTGGGGCATCAGTTGCAACGCTCTGGTGACGGAGGGCGACATCCTCGACCCGCTGAAGGACATGATGCGAGGGCCGAAGTTGGTGAACGTAAAGATTGAGCGACCCATCGGCAAGATGCCCCGCAAGATGAAAAAGGCCGACAAGCGAGACCCGTATTGCAAGACGAAGTGGGGACGCAAGGTGTTCAACTATCGCCGCAAGCACTCGGCCATCATCAACGATGCGGAGATAGTCATCACGAAGCAAGACCAAGAGACGCTGATGGCGACCATTACGAAAGCGATGGAGAAGCCAGTGCCGTGCGACGCATCAAGGCAGAGCAGGCCCAACTAACATTATTCTAAGCATTGAACATGAAACCTGATTGTAAGTTTTGCCGGCATTGGGTCTTCACTCCGACGCTGGCATCTCGGCATGAACCCGTATGGCATTGCCAGTGCGGGTTCTCGCCTCATATAGGTGTGCTGGAGACCTTTAAACCGCCGATGCCATATAGCTGTGTGGAGGAGGCTACAATGATTTATCCTGTCAGCTTCCCCGAGACGGACCTTTTTCACTTGCTTGCCTATCGTGACGAATCCGGCTACCATGCCATTTCTGATTTGACGGGCGAACATCCTCGCATATCCGTTTATTCCCCCACCGGCGAATATATTGGTGGTACGAATGTAAGCGGCAAGGCGGGACAAATGGGGAACATCCGGGCAATAATTAATTGGCACAAAAAGTACAGAATGACTGAAATATGACAAGCAGGGCTGATGTATGTCGGCTCTCTTATCTTTATCAAGAATTTGAGAATTGTAGAATTAAACAAAAGTAAATATGGAAATGAATATGGAAGAGTTGCTTTCCGTTTACGAGAGATTCGGAAGCAAGGCGCAAGAGGCTTTGGACTTTGCACGCAGGAATTTGAAGCCTCAGGATGGTATCAAGACAACCATTGTTGGTGTTATGCCAATCGAGAATGGTGTGTACGTTGTACACAAGGATGGCAGTTACGAGGAATTTGACGGGGAGAACCTTATGGATGACGTGGCTATGATAGGCATAGCATACGATGGTCATACATTCGGTGTGCCACTCGATCATGACTACGGCGAACAACGCCTTCTGAAGGAGGATGAATACCCCGAGGATGAGCATTGCCTCAACGAGGTGGACGCCCTGCTAAATTGGGACTTCAAGGGTGAGACAGAGTACCTAAAGCAACTTGGTCTCGCATTCGAGCTGAAGGAAGGCCACTATCTGCCTACCATCCCTGTATTCTTGGCTATGTATTGCCATAGGAAAAACCTAAACATGGCACTTAGCCTTGCCGGTGCTAAGAAAATTGATTTCAGTGCGTACCGGTGGTTTGCCCAGAGGTACAGCGTCGGCAGCGCTTGGCTCTTCAGCGGCTACAGCGGCAGGCTCTACTACTACTACGTCAATAGCGCGTATCGTTGTCAGGCGGTCGCGCTTTGGAATCCCGAATAAGCGAAGCGAAGCGTAGCGTATTAAACCTTGCAGCGGGTATGCTGCGAAGCTACCCGCTGCCATAGCCTGCTACCAGCGGGGCTGTTTAATTTTAACAATCAAAATCAAAAGTAACTATGGCAAAATTTGCAGAAGTCATTGAGTGCCTAAAGAATGGAGGCACTGCCCAGCGCATGGCATGGGACGTAAACGGAGATAAGGAAATCATGATGCAGATTCCTCAGCGTATCGCTAAGGACATCGTGCCGAAGATGACCTCAGTACAGGACATCGTGAAGCCAAAGATTAGCACCGTCGGCTCTGGCGAGATTGAGTACCACCACCAGGTACTAATCATCGAGTTCAAGGACGACGAAAAGACACCAGCTCGCGCCACGTATTACATCCCAACATGGGAGGACATCATGGCCGACGATTGGCGACTAACTCAGGGCGCAGACTCATACGTTGGCCGAATGGTAAACGAGTGCGAGGAGTTGAAAGACAAGATCGAGAAGCTCAACATGTTCTTCTCAACACCCATCTTCAAAGGTCTGCCAGACCGCAAGAAGGTGCTCATGGAAAGTCAGTACAGCCTGATGATTGAGTATGTGGAAGTTCTCGAAGAGCGAATCAAGTTAGAGAGTACTGCGCAGGGCTAACCGCCAAAGAAATGTACAAAGATTACTTAACAATTACTCAACAATACTTATTAACAATCAAAAATCATCAATTATGAGAATCTTAAGTGTGAACAGAAAATCAAACCTCATCAAGTGCAGATGGGAAGAAGGTGACAGAGTATTCGGCAAGTATGTTCCTTATGGCGTGAAAGCAGAAGAATACTGAATGTATCTGGCACGATCTGGTAAGAATAAACACAATGCCATCAAACGCAAAAAACTGGCAAAGGCATCATGACATACAATGAACACAAGGTTGGTGAGAAGTTCAAGTTGGTCGGCATCACCTACGAGATTAAGGAGAGTGCACACTGCCAGGGGTGTGCTCTCCTCATTGGCGAAAACGGATGCCTCGACGAGAAAGGAGAGAGATAAATGAAAGCAGAGAAAGCAGTCATTGAGGAATGGAAGAGATTCGTGGAAAGCGACGAGTTCCAGCACAACCCCGAATGTGGGAGCCTGCTGTTGGCTCAGCACTTCGCGGAGTGGGGAAGGGTAAACCCTAAGCAGAATGAAGAATGAAGAATGAAGAGTGAAGAATATGAATAGTAAGAATATTGTATTTTATCTGGTAGCTTATGCAACTATCCTTGTCTGGTTGCTCACCGGCTGCACGACCACGAAGTATGTTACGGTGCCGGAATACCACACCGACACGCTGATACAGACAAAGCTACAGAAGGATTCGGTATGGCTGCACGACTCGACGTATATACACGATAATGGCGATACCGTCCTTGTGGAGAAATGGCATACGAAGTACAAGGAGAAGCTGGTGCATGATACAACCTATATCAGCAAGACAGACACCATCCCGAAGCCTTACCCTGTACCCGAGTATATAGATAAACCCCTCACCTGGTGGCAGAAACTACGGCTCAACCTGGGCAACATCATGATGGCAATATTAGGCATTGCCGCAATCTACGGAGCTATGAAGTTATATGTTAAACTAAAACCATAAAAAAAATGAGCAAGAAAGTATTCGCCCTGGTATCCGGCATCGTAGGAGCCTTACAGACAGCAGCAGTGGCAATCGTTACCGCCACCTGCACAGAACACGCCACAGAGATTAACTCGGCCATCGTGGTGGCAGGTACTGCTATCATTGAAATCTGTACACTGTTCACCAAGCCAGAATAAGCAGCTCACCATACCAATCAGCATCTTTTGCATAATAAGGGAGAGGGAAGGCCCAATCGGGGATAAGCCAAGCAGCACCGTACACGGGAACCCCCTCTTCCCGTTTGTGATTTCATAGGGAGATTTTTGGAATGTTTGTTTCATGTGAAGCCCTGAGCCGCGAGGTTCGGGGCTTTTTTTTTGCCCCTACCGCTAACCCCTAACCTCTAACAGTAAACCTTATGCCTGATTGCTGTTGATGAATGAAGAGCAAGCAAGAATGCTCAATGTTCAATATTCAATGTTCAATAAAACAAAATGTGCGACGTTAAAAAAACGAGAGTGTGCAGGGCCTGCAAGATTGTATTCGGCGTGTGTCTGATAGTGAGTATAGGACTGATTATAGGAGGATTCTTCACCCCGCCGCATGGAGTAATAGACGGGTCAGTCATTACATGCGTAGGCGAACTGATGGGGTTCGCAGCTCTGGCATTAGGATACAGAGTCATTGAGTTAGGCTACGACCTGAAGATCAGCCACGGCAATACGAATATAGAAGTTAACAACGACTAAAGCATGACATACAAAAGAGGTTCATCCGGCATAATGGTGCAGCGCATCCAGGAGGCCCTGCGCAATGCAGGATTGGGCGTTATCCCCGACGGAATATTTGGCCCCATCACAGAGGAAGCGGTCAAATCCTTCCAGCGCGAGAACGGATTGGCAGACGACGGCATTGTTGGCCCCGCCACCATCGCAAAGCTGCTTGCCGCAAAATTCAGCATAAAGAAGTCACGACGCCAGATAACAGATATTGTCATCCATTGCACTGCCAGCGAATACGGCAAGGACCTGACGGTGGCAGACGTGCGCAGGATGCACAAGGCCCTTGGGTGGTCAGACATTGGGTATCACTATCTGATTCGCCTGGATGGAAGGATAGAGAAGGGGCGCGATGTTGACCTCATCGGGGCTCACGTAAGCGGACATAATGCCCACAGCATAGGCGTCTGCTATGTTGGTGGCTTAGATGCCAAGGGCAACCCTGCCGACACCCGAACACCCAACCAGAAGGCATCGCTCGTCAGCCTGCTTAAGATGCTCAGGGCAGCATACCCGACGGCCAGGATAAAGGGACATCGGGACTTCTCTCCCGATCTGAACGGAAACGGTTGCATCGAGCCGTGGGAACGAATTAAGAGCTGTCCTTGCTATGACTGCATACCAGAATACATCAATATATAGCCATGTACTACAATCCCAGTTTCGACGAATACCTCAACCGGCAAAAGCCACAAGACGAGGACCCTCACGGCTGCATCTGGCAGTTGCTCATCCTGCTGCTGATATTCCTCATGCTGTGGGCAGTATATCTATCATAGAATATCCTTAATATAGACATATCTTGAATATATTTACTTTGTTACTTTGTCACTGGATTAGCCTCCGCCGCGATGGTGTGGGCTAATCATTCATTAGAAGGTTAAAGCATTAGTTAATTTATTGGCTCGCAGCGGCGAGCCCTTTTTTTTACAGCCTCACCCCCTGCCCCTCTCCCGTAGGCGAGGGGAGAAGCTAACCATAGTAGAAATGCGGTTTTTTATGCGATTTTGCTATTTCAGTGATTACAAAACGGCCAAATATTGTAACAAGATGCAAAATAATTGCCCCAAAAGTTGTACCATATTACAAAATGCCGTATCTTTGCAGTAGAAAAATTAAACAAAACAACAAGAACCGGCGGCAACGGATAAGCGGCACAAGATTATGAAGACTTTCACAATTTTCCAGCTTCCAGCAGAGAACAAAGCAACATTCATGAGTCTCGATTTCGTGACAGAAAACAACATCATGCCAACGAAGGAAGACTACAACGAAGTATTCACAGGCGAGATTGAGGATGATGCAGACCTCGACGACATTTACACGGCTTTCAATGTTGGCCGTCGCCCATCAGAGTACAAGGGTCGCTCACTTAGCACATCGGACGTGGTTATGATAGACGGAAAGTACTTCTACTGCGACAGCTACGGATGGGAAGAAATAACCCTGAAGAGCAAATCAGTCGACAAGTCAATCGCCCAGAAGGTTATAAACGCAATCATTCAGGGTGCTCACACCACCGACATGATCATCCGCAATCAGGGTTTGGAACTTCAGTACAGAGAGTTTTGCAAGGCTATTGCCTGGCTGGAGATAGAAGGAATCATCGAATGCCACAACCGCAACATGGCTCACGAGTACGGTTACTTCATCACAGACGAAGGATGGAGCAGAATCTAAACAACAACAAACGGGAGGGGCAACCCTCCCACTAAATAAGCTAAATAATATGACAGACGAACAGAAACAACAGGAGAGGCTTCGCATTGGGCAAAGGATAAAGGCCCTACGGACAGAGGCAAAGATAACATTGGCAGAGCTGGCAGAGAGGGCAGGACTGGATGCCCCACACATCAGCCGCATAGAGGCAGGAAAGTATAACGTGGGAATAGATACCCTTGCCGCCATCGCCAAAGCAATAGGCAGAGAAGTGGATTTTGTGATTAAATAATACATTATGGCTAACGAGATTAAATGGCACAAGGCAAATAAGGCTATCAATAGCAGATCACCGTTGAAGGATATATTGGTTCTTCGCCATTATCCAGTAAGTGGTGATAGAATTACATTGGAGTATCATGTTGATCCTGGCGAGTATTACATCAAATTCGACGAATTGAAACAATTACCAAAGGAGATTTAATTATGGATGAAAAAAATATACGCAAGCAAGTGCTAAAGGAAGTTCACGACCGTCTGATGGTGATGCTTAATACATCGATAGACAATGAGCATTTCTTTGACCAACTTGACGATTATATTGACGAAATTGAAAGAGAAGAGGAAATACAGTAAACCTTAGCCACCAAAACGCCCGATGTGTGTAACAGCATATCGGGCGTTTTTTGTATATGGCAGACAACGGAACTATAGAGATTAAGGGGTTGGATGAGCGAATCAAGCAATTAGGCGAGCTCTCCACCAAGAACCCATTGATGCGGAAGCGCATTAATGAGGTTATTAAGCAAGTATTGTCCGTTGCCCGACGTTCTGTGTCGCAGGATGCCAAGACAGGACTTGGTATGCAAAGCGATCCCCGCCAGGCATACAAGGCTGTCCGCATGGCAGTATATCGCCGCATCTTCGGTGGCCAGATAAATATTCTGCAACGCCGTAACGCAGGCAAATCCAGCCTGTATGAGCCTCCTCGCCATCCTTCGCGTGTTGGCGGCAACCGCGTACAACGGAGCGCAAGGACAACTGCCCTTATGAGCTACCAAGGTGCTGACCGTGGCTTCGTACTTCGCTTCCTGAATCAAGGCACGACAGATCGCGTCGTTCATCAGATGGGAGGTCATAACCTCAGGACGGGAAGCACCAGTGTAATAAAGACAAAGAGTATTGGCGGCAACCGTGGCAGCATCACTGCCCGCAACTGGTTCGCCGGTAAATCTCAGGCAGAGCTGGAGAAGGCAGCACAGAACCTCGATATACTGATAGATAAAATTGTTCAAGGAATAATGTACTAAGTTAAGATATGGCAGACGTAATTACCAGATTTAAGCTCGAAACTACCCAATACGACTCCGCCCTCCGCGACGCGTCGCAGGGCCTCGCCAAACTGACAGAACAGCTCGTCCTGGCAGGCAATGAATTCGGCAAGTTCTCGCAGAAGGATGTCGAGGTAGCTAAATCGCTCGGACAGGTAGAGAGTGGAGCCACCAACCTGAAGGACAAGCTCCGCGACCTTGTTAATGCTTACAACAACGTGGCCAAGGCTTATAACAACCTGACCAACGAGCAGAAGCAGACCGACTACGGCAAGGCTATGGCATCCAGCCTGGAGCAGCTACAGCAGCGCATTACTGCAACGAAGAATGAGCTGTACGGTATGACTGAAAGCACCAAGCAGACAGGCGACGGCCTCGGAGCCCTGAACAATATCTTCGGGACCAGCATTACCAAACTGGCAGGCTGGGGTGCCGCCATTGCCGGAATAAAGGGAGCATTGGGCGTAGCGAAGGATGCGTTCTTTGCCAGCGAACAGAACCTCGACGATTGGAATAGGACGGTCTACTCCGCCCAAAGTACCTACGAGGCATTCCTCACTTCCCTTAACACAAGCGACGTGGGCGGATTCCTCGACCGCATCGGTCAGATCACGAAGGCTGCAATGGATGCCTACAACGCCATCGACCGCCTCCAGACAACCCAGAACGTACAGACCCCGCAAGTTGCCAAGCGTCAATCCGAGTTGCAGCGCCTGGAGACCATGCTGCGCACTGGCCGATATATAGCCCCGATAGACGGCAGAACGGCAACACCAGGACTGAAGGATGGCGACAAGCTGACAAAGGAGCAGAAGGAACGAGTAGCCAATCAGGTAGAGAACATTATCAGTGAGTTGGCAGGACTGACCAAGAACGAGGTCAATGCCGGCACTGATGCAATAGACAAACTTTTCAACAATCAATCGCTCCGCCTCGGCATGAGCAAGCAAAAGTTCCTTGCCGGCACCGAAACGATAGGCACATTCGAGCAGAACGTAGACCTCGGCAAGAAATATCAGGAGTGGGAAATTAATCGCCGAACCGCCATTGACCTTGCCAAAGCAGGACATTACAATATGATGTCGGAGGAGCAGAGGCAATATCTCAACAATCCAAATCCATATCAGCAATACAAGGGATGGAGCATCTTCAAGGATGACGGTGAGCTCTATCAGACCATTCTTAACAACATCAAGAATCGCACGGCCAAAGAGCAAGAATACTACTCTATGCTTGCCAAATCCTACCGCCAGATAAATCGCGTAGAAGGTTACAATCCTTATGGCAACACCACTCCGAAACTCACCACCCCCGAGAAGGCGCAGCAAAAGTATGAGCAGGCAATGGCTAACTATAACCAGGCATTGGAACAGGCAGCATTGGAAGTGAAGGCTGGCACCCTCTCGGGAGTAGATGCCAAGAAAAAGGAGTTGCAAGCCGAAGAATCGCTATGGAAAGCCATAGGTGATGCCCGCCAGATATACGATACTCCCGAGCTAAAAGCAGAGCAACAGAAGGTAGCCGATAAGGTGAAAGCCCTTGGTGGCAGCATTACCTCCCTCGTTGCCGATCAGAAGGCAGCGCAAGAGGCTGCGCGCGAATTGGCATCGGCACAGAAAAAGCTGTCGGATGCCGAAGCAAAGATGGCGGAAGCATTAAAATCTAACGACTATAAGGCATACACCGCCGCCTATAAGCAGTATTCTGCACAGCAGTCGGAGGTTCAGCGATTGCAGCCTACTGTAGGGCCTATCATTAAGACGCCGCAAGTAGAGGTGCCGTCCATACCGACAATGGCATTCGATGTGGAGGCCCGAACGGAATCGGCGCTTGATAGCCTTAGGGAGATAGAAGGTGTTACTTTCGACGAGAAAACCCTTACGGTAACAGCTAACACACAAGAGGCATTAGACGCCCTTAACAATATAGAGGGCATAACACTATCGCCCAAGTCGCTGACCGTACAGGCTCCCGATATAAAGGAGGTGTTCTCATATACACAGAATAATATGGCGGCACTCATTGCCAGGTTGAACGACCAACTGGCGAACGCTGATCTTG